CGTGCGCGTGCACATTAACACTGCACACGCGCTCATAACCATGCTTTAACCTGCTATTGAAATCTCAGATAGCCTGTATTCGAGTACACCCATACTATTCACATATTACACCAGTTATTCAATATCCGTATTGGTAACACATGTTGACACAGTATAAAAGAGAAACCCCACTCTTGTCAATTTTAAAATGGGTACGGGGCATAAAGCTTTGTCACCGATTACACAGCCAGGTTGAGGGATGAAAGTATGTGGTTTGATAAGCCACATCGCCACTTCGGTGGTACCTCTATAATTATTACTCAAACTATTGAAACCCGTGTCGAATGTACCGACACCAGTGTTCGCACCCACACAGAGGGTGCCTCTGACATCTATGTCTCACAGATGGATGTTAAGAGTATGACTTGTGACTCATTCAAAGACCAGAATGATGTAGGGCTTGCGTCTGTGCCATATCCAAGTACAATGATACCACCATCAATGATGGAACAGACATCGAAATATGGAGTGATTTATCCTCATGATGATTGCGTATTTGTCGATGCCAATCGAGAACACACTGATAAATGTGTTGATAGGTATCGCAATTACACCCATTCCCAATGGGCTGGAGAACTCCACACCACAAGAAATGACCGTGTTGATAGAGAAGTTTACCGTATCGTGTCAAGCCGCCTCACAAAGATTGAGGCCCAAGGTTTGCTGGCTGGTTTAGCTCGTTGCTGCGGGTCTGCTGTATCTGCTGATGATTTAGCAGATATATATGCGGAGCATGTTGCTGATACAGAGACTGATCCAGTGCTGCTTCCAATGATTCACGACATATCTCAACGATTTATGCAACATGGTATTGAAACCATACAGGGTACCATAGGGATGAAGCTCACTGAGGCCACGGCTTTGGCTGAGTATGTTGTTCATCTAGGGACTGCGTTGTATATTACTAGAAATCAGAGCTTTGCTTCTACAGCTATGGCTCTGCTCACTGTTGCACGCACAAAATCAGTTGACAAACTTGTTGGACCAGGGCAAAATAGTTTCCATGTGCATCTTTGTTTATATATTGCATCACTCATTGCCGCGCAATCGTGGAAGGCAATGTTGGCGCTTTTAAAGCCAAAGATTGAGCCTCAGGGTCCATCGAAGGAATTGGAGGATCTTATCGAAGCTATTTCAAACATACCAGGTTTGGATGGCCCTATGAAGAAGAAGATGATGAAGTTGTTGGAATCAGGAGATATGCGTAAAGCTATGACCCCTGACAAGACGGCCATTGACAAGTTGCGTGAAGCTACTACAGTTGGTGCTTTCATGATGATGATGTATCGTGTTTGCACAGTTTTGGCTGTCGCATGGAAACACGTCTCTGATAATTACATCAATGATTCTGGGGATAAAGCGGAAAACATTTTTTCTGACATAGAACGTCGTGTGAATGAGCATACTGAGCTTAAAGTTACACCAGCTCAACTGATCACTTTCACAAATGATTTGGTGAGCCTCAGAGATTTCACTGCCATGGAGCGGAAACACGTTGGATTTAGCCAGTACGCTAGCTTGACAGCTAAGTTAAGCAATATTGTTTCACTTGAAGGTATTGCCTCGCGCTTGGCTGGTCCTGGACGAGAACCATTTGTGCTTACATTGACCGGCGACGCAGGGGTTGGAAAGACAACTATTGAAGCCAGTCTTCGTTATTATATCTGGAAACGACTTAAGGGTGAGGATTTACAAGCAGGTAATGTTTATTCAACTCCCCTTGTTCGGAAATATCATGAAGGCTACAGAGGCCAACAATACTGGTTGATGGATGATGTTACTGTGGGAGATATGGAAGCTGAAGAAAAGCAGAATTTTCTCACATGGTTGAATGGCACACCACAGCTATTGGATGCCGCGGCTGTGGATCTTAAAGGTCGTTTATTTACTGATATCCATGCCATGACCATTCTCATGAATGCACGTATGTTTCCGGGCACGGCTGGGATTGACTTGCGACAGAAGCTTGCCATTTATCGTCGAATTGATCTCGGAGTTGACATGGTCTTTAAGCAGGGTCATTCACGTCCACTTGCTGATATGAGTCATGCACAATTTGTGCGTTTGAGTACGGATGTGAATGGGAATCGCATTGCTGTTGGACCGCCCATGGATTGGTCAGGTTTCTTGGCTTTGTTGGATTTGACTATTGATGAATTCAAAGCAAAACCAACTCGAGAGCAATTATCGAATGTTACTCCAAATATTTTTGACGATCCATTGTATCAATTGTCTCCATATGTGCGTGGTTTACGCGACAGAGATGTCGTACAAGCACAGATGGATATTGGTATGCACGATTTGTCAAGTGATTCATCATGTGTTCCTCCTATTCAATCAGAAATCCGAAGAAACACAGCCAACACACAGATTGAGCGCCACATCACACACATTCGTGAGTTGGCACAATCATATGTGCGCTCACCAACAGACCATGTCACCCTTATAGCATGTGATATGGTTCGTTATTTGTTGCGGTTGTCAAAGAAGGATTATGATTATGGGAAGAAATACCGTGATGCCATGCAGGCCGCTCTTGAGACTGGTGATAGAGCAGCACTCTTTGCTACAACTGACCCTATTCTCTCTTATGAGAGGGAGGTTTCGCATTGGGATAAGAGAAAAATGTCTGATTCATTGACGTATCATACAATTTTCCGTGGTTTATCCAATGACCCTGTTGTGATTGCATGCAAAATGGCGAAGATCATGTTCTTGAAATCGAATTTGTTATCTACGTATGGAACTCGCGATTATACCATTTTGGGGTTGAAAATTCAGCATGCGCTCGCTGTGTTAGCTGGTACAGCAATTGCAGCTTATACTGCAGCAACTGTTGTTTCCACTTTCACAGGCACTTCAGGCGATGATCAGAGCCAGCCTTTAGATCCGCAAGGGTACAGTGGCAAACATCTGAGCAAGACTAAGAAGTTGAGCTATAAGGGAATTAAACCTCAAGCACAGGTCACTGTCAATACCATCAACTCTCAAGTGAGGGAAAATATGGTTACATTGAGTGTATCCTCAACGGGTCAAGGAATGCGCCAGCATGGGCTTTTCTTAGGTCTTGATAGAATGTTGCTAACAACCCATGCCCATCGTCACCTTAACACATGTCCTCCTGGTTCTTATATAACCATTGCTGATTATAAGAAAGAGATCGTTTACTCTAAATCAGTTGAGAGCTTCAAAGCTTTGCCCTTTTATTCGTTACCAGGAAAAGATGTGACTATTGTGAAAGTGGTTGGAACACCGCACAAGAAGAGTATTGTGAAACTTTTTGCAGGTGAATCCCATGATATAACCAATAAAGCAATGCCTGTTGTATTTTTGGCTATGGATCCATTACATGACGCTCATGTCACATGTACACATTATTCTGCAATCGGTCGTCATCCATTAACATACAAATCGGATGGTGACACATACACTACCGTTGACACTTGTGTTTATGCCACCACTAAAGCCGTCAGTGGAGCGTGTGGGAGACCTTTGATTGCTCCCGATGGCGTGGTTGCTATACATGTCGCTGGAGAATCTGGTATTCGTGGTTTTGGGACTTACGTCACGCGTCAGGTTGCACAAGATTTGTGCAATATGGAGCTACCCACGAAACATGCAGAATCTCTTCCTGATGTTGATTCGATTCTTGAAATTGTTGCACAACCTGAGCAGATTTATTTGCGCAATGAGCCTAGTCATATACCTATTGGTGCTAGTACTTTGGTGCACAATAAGGTTATTGCCGAATCCATTTCAGGAATTGTGCGCGAAGCACCATTGAAATTGCCATCTCGATGGAAGTGGAATGTTGATAATAATGATGCGAGTCTTCCTATGTTAGATAACCATCTAGATTTGTTACGACATGACGCCACAATTGTTGCACGACCTTCTGATGAAAATGTTAATGCTGTGGCTAAATGGTTTGCTGATAAGGCTGTTCAACTTCTTGCAACGGTTGATCCTGATTATACGCGACCATTGTCGTTGTCCCAAAATGTATTTGGATTTGGTGTTATCCAGAAATTGCAGCTTGACAAATCATGTGGGTCTACTTCTAAAGGACCATCTCGATGTCCAAAGTCAGAGCATTTTGTTATAGATGGGGAAACTGTCGTGCTGAAGTATTTGCAATCTGCGTTTGACGATGCATGTGCACGGCTCGAGAGAGGTGAGCCACTTGACTCTGCTTTGGGAGATAAAGACCGCATGTATATTCCATCACCAAAAGATGAGTTGCGTAGCGAAGTGTCGCCTGGTGTTGTTAAGCGAGTTCGTACTTTTTACACTGCACCCCTTATGGTAGTGATGCTCATGCGTAAGTATCTATCTTGGTTGGGTGCAACCGCTTCTATGTACCCAATTGAATTTCCAGTTGGCCCAGGCATATCCCCAGTTAAAGATTGGCCCATAATTATGGCCAAGTTGCAGGACTTTGAAGCTTGTTTTGCTGGGGATTTTCATCGATTTGACACAACAAACCACCCTGGATTGAAAGAAGTGTGGCCCACCATAATTGACTACTTGGACACAGATGCCTTCTCTCCAGAGCATAAGAAAGCCATGAAATCAATTTTGCAGGGATTACAGGAGACATTAGTTCCATTTGGTTCTTTTGTTTTTCTCGTCCGTTGTTTGTTGCCATCTGGTATCCCATTGACCAGTGTTCTTGGAGCTATTTTGGCTCGGTTGGTCATTGTTGAAGCCGTTTCTGCCACGGAGGAAGGATCCAAACTTAACGCAGACACAATTTTGTCACGTTTAGAGAATCTTGGTCTACGTGGTTATGGTGATGATGTTATGTCAGCTTCAGATGAGTTCTTGACGAAGTGTATTGGAGATCCTGAGTTTTGTGTTCGTATTAAAAATTTGGGAATGGTTCTAACACACCCCGATGATAAAACAAAACCACCCGGTGTTTGCCCTTTGAGTGAAGTTTCCTTTTTGTCTCGTAGTTTTGTTGTTAATGATTCTCCAGATATTTCTGTTTTACCCACTCTTTCATACACATCCGTTTACAATATGCTTCGTTACAGGCACAACAACATGACGGAGCCTGAGTTCTTGTCTGCTGTTGTTCCTAATTTTTTGGTTGAGTGTGCTTTGACTTCCGATGATTGTTATGAACAGGCATGTGTAGCGATGCGCAAGTCATGCTCCGCGTTGAGTATTTCAGAACATAAATTTCTTGGTTACACCCGTGGTGAGCTTTTAAATTTACTTGCATCGGGTGATTCTGATGCGCAAATTCTGCAACCTCAAATGCAATTGCGCGGCGAATTTGATGTTATTTATGTTGTTTTTGGAACAGGGAATCAGGAGAATAATAATTTTGAGTTTTTAGGTTCGCAGGTTCCATATCTTTCGTACAATGATTTTGTTTTTCGGTG